GTATTTGTACCCAGAATAATCCTTTGCTAGTCAAACATTATTCTTTTCTTTTCTGTAAAATTTCTGCACACTTACACGCCTCCTCAGGACCCGTGTTTGTACCCTGTAACCTCTTGTGTCTTCTTCGGACCACACTTGAATGTCTAATGTCTTTTCAAACAGCTCTCGAAGCCTTGAACTCCACAGTTCATCGCGACGCAGCAACAAATCCGATACTGAACTCTGTTGTCGAGCCTCTCCAACAGTCTCTTGTTCAGTACCCATGGCTTCTTCCAAAAGAAGTCCTTCCCTTCCTCCTGTCCTCAGGAATTCCCAACTCTGGCTTGGGAACCACTCCTCATCCTCACCCCACTCACAAAGTCATCGAGACTTTCCTCCTTTACAACCACTGGTCTTGCCTTGCAAACCAGCCCTCCACCATCATGTTCATGAAACCTCAGAAGTTCCAAAAACTTCGGAATCTGAACAACAATTTCACCCATCTCTGCAACTATCGGCTCACTCCAGCCGACACCACAAGGTATCCCACCACCTCCCTACATCTTCCAAACACTCCCGTCGTCTTCATGCACGACGCCCTCATGTATTTCAATCCAGCTCAAATTCTGGATCTCTTCCTCAACTCCCCGATCATCAACTCGCTCTACTGCAGTCTGATCGTTCCTCCAGAGTCAGACTTCACCGACCTGTCTCTTCAGCCAATCCTCTACCAGTTCTCAATCTCCGGGCAGACTCTCCACTATGTCCCGGAAGGCCACAACGCAGGCAGCTACAACCAGCCCCTGCACGCTCTCGACTGGCTCAAGATCCACAGCATCCTCTCACGAGAACTCAACCTCTCAGTGACCAAGCTGGACTCTTGGGGCCCGGTCCATTCCATTCTCATCCAGAGAAACCTCCCTCCTCTTCATCCAGCTCGCCAGTCTCCCATCAATCACTCTCTCTCAAGTCTCTTTCCTCAGCACAATCGCGCCCCTCGCGCACTGAGAAGCCAAAGAGACTCTTCCCAGCACCTTCAAAGCGCCCTCCAGGCTTTGTTCCCACCTCCTCAAGCTGCTCATGCCCTGGCATCCTTCAAAATCCCGGAATGCCTCGAGCTCCCCTCAGCCACCTTTCTAAACCAACCTCTCCGCCATCGTCTAGTCCCACTGCAAGTTTACAATGCTCTCTTCACCTACACTCGAGCTGTCCGCACACTTCGCACATCCGACCCTGCTGGATTCGTGCGAACTCAAAGCAACAAAGCCGAGTACTCATGGGTGACTCCAAATGCTTGGGACAATCTACAAACCTTCGCTCTCATGAATGCTCCCATCCGCCCTCGAGTGTTCTACGAGTTTTTCCTCAACCCCTTCCAGAAACTAAAACTCCATTTTCGTCAGCACTGGAAAAAGTACCTTACCCTTTTTTCCCCTGTGATTTCGATTTTGGTTATTTCACCTCAACTCCTCCCAATCAAGTCCCCCATCCCAAAACTCCAGCTAGTCTCCATTTTCCGCAGTCAAAAACTGCCCTTCTCTCACATCAAGCTGGAGAACCCTCTTTATCTCAAGAAATTCCTTCCACCAAAGCTCACCCAAAGAAGAAATTTCTCCATTCCTATACCAATCGCTCTTGGCAACATTCTGCTCCATCTTCACAAAATCAATCCATCCCTCGCCCCAGTTCCACCCATTCTACCAAGGTTCCAGACCATCCCCGTTCTCTTAAGGGACCTTCCTCCAAGAGCTTCCACCACCATCCCACTACTGGCGCTGGTCCCAACCTGCATCATCAGTTGGCTCCATCTCTTCTCGGCGCTCCCCCTCCAACAAATCCACGATCTCTACCACACCAACATGCACCCCTCCCAGTTTCGCCTGCAATGGGATTTGCAACCAATGCATGTCGACTCTCCCCAACCCTTCCTTCCCTACCTCCTCCCCGCGCCCACAAATCCCTCCACATTTCCCCAAACTCCTCTTCCAGTGACTCCTCCTATCTCTCCGCCTCAAGCTCAGAGAGCCACACCCCCGCCAGCACCAAGCCCTTCTCCAAGCTCTCCAGCAGAATCAGAGCCTCCAATCGGCTTGGTTTCCTCCTCAACTCTTCCCCCTTCTTCAACTACTCATCAGACTCCTCCTCCTCTTCCTAACCTATCTGATGATCTTCTTCAAGTCATCCCTCCTTCTTCTGACACCCCCCCGTCCATACCACCTGACTCTACTGTCACCTACACTGGAGCGCTCAACCACTCCATTTCTCCCACTCCCTTTGTTCCACAACATCTTCCAGCCGAACCTATCATTCCCCCACTGATGGCGGATCCTACCTGTGCTGGAGATGTCATCCCATTTCATAATGCCTTTCCTGGTCTCTACTTCTCTAACACTGCAAGCTTCCCCACTCGGATCAGGATTCTCCCATCTTCCAATCTCCCTGTCCCTGCTCTCAATTGCTTGCTGGAAACTTTTTCCCAGCTCACTCACTATCCTGTGCTATCTCTATGGCAGTCTCTCTGCTCAATGCTTCCTGACTGCCTTCTCGACAACGAAGAGATTCGCACTGTCGGTCTTTCCACTGACCTTCTCACCGCCCTCTGCTTCACCTACCACATTCAATGCATCCTCCACACTCCTTCTGGCAATCATCCCTATGGCATGCCAGCTTCCTCCACCTCCATAGAAATAGATTACCTCCCAGGCCCTCCCAGGCATTTTTCCCCCCACAATCGTTTCATTGCTTCAGCTCCCGGCTCCAACCCTTCTTCCGAACCCCTTGTTCGCGAAGCTCTCCGCTTCAAACACAATGGCCATTTTCTACCTTTCCACCAAGCTCATCTCCATTCTGTCTCTCTCCAACACGCCAAGAACCTGATTTCCAATATGAAAAACGGTTTTGATGGCATCATGCATTCAATTTCAACTTCTTCCTCCTCTTCCCCATCACCAAAGCAACAGATCCTCACTCTCGACTCAATTTGTGACGTTGCTCAGCCCAGAACTGTTCCCGTCATACACATTGCTGGGTTCGCCGGTTGTGGCAAGACCCATCCCATTCAAAAGCTCCTTGCAAGCAAACCATTCAAGGACTTCCGCATTTCCACTCCCACTAATGAACTAAGATCCGAGTGGAAACGAGACATGGATCCTTCCCCCAGCAATCTCTGGCGCTTTTCAACCTGGGAATCTTCTCTCTTCAAACACTCTTCTGTTCTGATCATTGATGAGGTCTACAAACTCCCCCGAGGCTACCTTGATCTCTCAATTCTTGCTGACCCCAACTTGAAACTCGTTTTCATCTTGGGTGATCCACTCCAGGGTGAGTACCATTCCACCAACCCTCATAGCTCCAATATCCGCCTTCCTTCTGAGATCGATCGTTTCAGGCGCTACATTGATTGCTACTGCTGGTGGACTTATCGCCTCCCCAAACTTGTTGCTGAGCTATTCCAAATTCCAACTTTCAGCTCAGAACAAGGTTCCATCATTGCTGTCTCCTCTCATCCCCCTGGCTCAAAGAACCTCGTCAACTCCACGTCCACTGCCACTTCCCTCCAGCAAATGGGCCACCATGCCATCACCATTAGCAGCAGCCAAGGTATCACCTTTCCTGAGATCAACACCATTCTTCTGGACAGGCATACCAATCTGCTCAGCCCCAACAACTGCCTCGTTGCAATGACCCGATCCCGCAAAGGTTTTGCATTTGTTGGCAATCTCCACCTAGCCTCCAACTCCTTCGGCACCTCCTACATGTTCTCTCAAGCCCTGGCCCGCCAACCCATCAATATGGCCAATTGCTTCCATTCCTTCCACCAACTCCTTCTTCTCCATCATCCAATCACCACTAGAAACCTTAGGTTTGTAGCTGGTCACCAATCCACCCTTCCCAATGTTCACAAAGCCCACCAAAAACTTTCCACTTCTGGTAAGCTTTCTCTTCCTCCCCATATCCCAATTGACCATGCTGAAGACTTCATCATCACAAATCCAGTTGTCTTTGGCGACGCCATTGATCCCCGTCTTCCCACAAACCATCTCCCCCCCACCCGTCTCCCCCTCCACACTGAGCTGCTAGGAACCAATCCTTCTTCCACCGACTCATCATCTCCTGACCTCCTCTTCAACACACCCTTCTCTCTCGGTCTTTCTGGCGAAACCTTTGAGAATCTTGCAGCCCACTTCTTGCCAGCTCATGACCCTTCTCTCAAAGAAATTCTTTATCATGATCAGTCTAGTCTCCAGTTCCCCTGGCTTGACAGACCTTTTTCTCTATCTTGTCAACCCTCTTCTCTGATTGCTGCAACCCACTCTCCTTCACAAGATTCAACTCTACTCCCTGCTTCCATCAAGAAAAGACTCCGCTTCAGGGAGTCAGATCAGCCCTACCAGATCACCGCCAATGACCAACTCCTCGGCCAGCACCTCTTCTCCTCCCTTTGTAAGGCCTACGGACGGTCCCCACTCAGCTCTGTCCCTTTCAACCCCGTCTTGTTTGCTGAATGCATAAGCCTCAACGAGTATGCTCAACTCTCCTCTAAAACTCGAGCTACAATCGTTGCCAATGCCCAGAGGTCTGACCCTGATTGGCGTCACACCACGGTCAAGATCTTTGCAAAGGCTCAACATAAAGTTAATGACGGTTCCATCTTTGGATCTTGGAAGGCTTGCCAAACCCTTGCCCTCATGCATGACTACATCATCCTCATCCTCGGCCCAGTCAAGAAATACCAACGAGTCATCGACTCCAAGGATCGACCACCTCAACTTTACATTCATTGTGGTCACACTCCTCACCAACTTTCTTCTTGGTGCCAAACCCATCTCTCTGGTCAAACTTACCTCGCCAATGATTACACTTCTTTTGATCAATCTCAACATGGCGAGGCCGTTGTTCTTGAACTTCTCAAGATGCAACGTCTCAATTTTCCATCTTTTTTCTTAGATCTCCATCTCCACCTCAAAACCAATGTCCAGACCCAGTTCGGCCCACTCACTTGCATGCGCCTCACAGGCGAACCCGGCACCTATGACGACAACTCAGACTACAATCTGGCCGTCATATTTTCCAAGTACTTAATCCACTCTCACCCCATCATGATTTCTGGAGACGACTCTGTCATCTGCGGAAATCCTTCCATTCATCCCAGCTGGTCTTCAATTGAACCCATTCTCCACCTCAAGTTCAAAACTGAAACCAACTCCCATCCTCTCTTCTGTGGCTATTATGTCTCTCCCCTTGGTGCTGTTCGCAATCCCTTTGCTCTATTTGCCAAACTCATGATCTGCATCGACGATTGCACTCTTGATGACAAGATTCTTTCTTATTTGAGTGAATTCTCCGTTGGTCACACACTTGGAGATTCCTTAATTCATGTCATCCCATCAGCCATACTCCCCTATCAGTCAGCCTGCCACGACTTTTTCTGCCGCAACTGCACCCCATCCCAAAAACTCCTACTTTCTTTGGATCCCCTTCCTGAATCCACCATTCTCCGGCTCATCCTCAAAATTAAGTGGGCATCCAAAGCCTTTTTCTCTCTGTTACCTTCCAAAGCCAGGGATCTTCTTGTCTCAAAAGGCTCACTCCAATCAATGCCGTTCGATCCCAAAGTTACCCAACTTGAGTCTGAATTGCTTCCCTTTTTCAATTCAACTTGAATCATGGCCTCATCCACCGCCACCATCGCCAAACAACCTTCCATCAATGCTCCCGGCCATGTCCTCCCCACCCCCTCTTCAGAACTATCTCCATCCATGGTTCTTCCCTTCCAATTTGTGGCCACCACATTTGGAATGGCTGAAACAGCTGCCCAAATCACCCTTGTTTCCTCCTCTGCTATCAACAAGCTTATGCTTTCCTACCGCCATTGTCAACTCGTTGAGTGCTCAGCCGAGCTAACTCCCTTGGCCGGCGCTGTTTCAAATCCCCTCTCTGTCAGCCTTGTCTGGGTTTCCGCAAATTCTACTGGAGCTCCCACCGATATTCTCAATATCTATGGTGGTTCCTCTTTTGTCCTTGGAGGCCCTGTCACCGCTCCCATCCCAATCTCAGTACCCCTCCCATTCAACTCTGTGAATGTTGTCTTGAAAGACAGCACCATTTACACTGACACTCCCAAGTTGCTGGCTTACTCTCCTCTCCCAGCCTCTCCTTCCAAAACTCCAACCGCGTCTCTACAAATTCGCGGCAAACTCCGTCTTTCCTCCCCTCTTCTCCAACCCAATTAGCACTCATCCCCTCCATCCTGTCGGTTCAGGTTAAAAATCATGTAATTGAAGGCAGTCCTTCTCCCTTTAGCACACAAAGGTCAAATCGGGTGCGACTCCCCCCCTTTTCCGAGGGTATCGGAAAC